CGCCGTTGTAGATTGACCCTTTGGTGACTGAAGTGATCGTTACGACCGCGCCCGATGATGTCGCTGTGAAGTCGGGGTTGCCAGTAAAGCTATTGATCGCAGCTGCAATGGCCGCTGCCGTTGCTGTATTGCTGCCGTTGTGCTGGACCTCAGTAGATAGCAATGGGATAGTGTCTAAACGAATTTGCGTAATGGTGTCCGAAGCAGAGTTAATACCGCCGGTCACAGTAAAGCTGGCCGTAGCCGCTACACCGACTGTTGTTCCGCCGGTTACTGTAAAGCTGGTTCTTGCTCTGCCATCGTTAAAAGCTGCAACGCGAGTGCCGTTGTAAAAGTGAAAAATAGAGCCGTCATCGTATTGAGCAATGACGTAGGGCAGTCCGTTAAATCCAGCCACATGCAAAACACCGGTCATGGCCAGGCTGCTCGGATGCTGCAAGCGCTGGTAAGTCAAATTTGCTGGCGCGTCAGATGAAATGACGGGCGCGGCAATGGACCCAAAGATATACATGTTCGTGCCAACAGAAGCCAGGCCAAACGTGCTGCTTGGTAGCGCTGATATGGGTACAAATGCGGGACGCTTTTCAATCTCACCGCCGCGAGTAATGTGCGCGTTAATGAGAGTGAGAAGGGACCCAGGAACGCTAGACACCGCCATGCGGCGAGTGTCTAGTCCAGCTTTGAAATCTTCAATTACAAAATACGCCATGTCACGGCCTTTGAATTGCAACCATTGGAGGACCTTTTGGCGTGTAAGCCAATGGCTCGTCCTGGCTCATCACAAAAGGATCGGACTTGGAGTTGCGCGCTTTGAGGCGCTGGTAATGCGCTTGCGCTTGGGCCAGCTTGCTTGACGCATCACCAGCCTTTTGCCTGGCCAATACTTCAGCAGCTGCAAAAAGCACAATCAGTTGATCGTCTAACTCAGCCCTATCGGCTTGCGCCACCAGGGGATTGAGATTACGAATGCCGGTATATTGCAAAATCCCGTCTTGCGTTGTTAAGCTGCCGTCTTGGGAAGGGATAGGCCAAACTTCAATTTGATTTGTGCCGTACTCTTTGTACCGATAAACCGGATAACTGCGAATATCTAAATCGCTATCGTATTGGTTGTAGTGCTCAATGCCAATGCCGTACCCCAGCTTTTGCCAGCGATTGCCCCACTTAAATGACATGTGCTCAATGCGCTCATAGGTCAGATTAGAAGGCAGCGTGTAGTAACGCAAACCAGCCTGGACGGGTACGTTAACATCGACTCGCAAAAATGGCCAAGCGTAGTCATCCCACAAGCGCTTTTGCTGGCGTTGAATAACCTTGATTAAAGTTTCGCGAGTTGATGCGCCCAGCGAGGGAGCAAGAGCATGACCGGCTTCGGCTCGTAAATCTTCGACTAGCTCGCCCAGCGTCGTGCCTCTTGCCATGATTATTCTCCGCTAGATTGCACAGTTGGTTCGACAGCTTCTGCTGCCTTTTTTGTTTTACTTTTTTTGGTTTCGTCACCAACAATCATGTCGGACTCAACGCGAGCGGCTTCCAATGTTACCGGTAAGTCGCCAAATTTTCCAAAAAGACCCATCACGATTTCGTCTTTGTAAATCAAAGCAAGACGCTCACGCTCTTTGTCGTGATCGACCTTGATCTGATCCTTGATGACAATGGACCTTACTGCGTCATTGCCATGAATTGCGCGCAGCACAGCAATTTCAGCTGCCGTTACTTCCTGTTTTGTTACGCTGTTGCCGATGTCGCCACCGATCAAAACTAGGCATTCACATACTTGCATACCATCTCCTCAAAATAATGAAAAGGAGTGGCTTTCACCACCCCTTTTCGCGCCCTCAATTAAGAGAACTGATACACACCATGACAGTTGAGCTGGCTTGCGCCTAACACAGCAGTCGTAGTGATTGAGCGATACATCACATACTGGTCAGCTGGACGAGCTGGTGAGTGACGCTTCATCTTCTCGCCTTCCATATACATGAAGTTGAGCTTGCTTGTGTCGATCAAGTAGCAACGCTTGGCGTAACTGGTAGTGCCACCAAGGGTTGTACCAATGTCGTCCATCGTTGGGTCATACTTGAATACCACGCCCTCATAGGTAATATCGCCAACGCTAATGTCGTTGCGGCGAGAAAAACCATTTTGGGTGTAGTAGCCACGGCTGCGCAGCTCTTTAGCCAGGCGCTCTAAGAAATCAGAGCCACACAAAGCCAAATCAGGCTTGCCACCAAAGCGACGCAATTGACGCATCTCGGAGTTAATCAAAGCTGCTACTTCGTCACCCGTTGAGGTAGTAGTAACGGCCAAATTAACGCGATTGCGAAACCAGCTATTTGCGGCAAGGGACTGATCCAAGCCGCCGACAGAGCCGACAGATGGAGCATCTTTGATGATGGAGCGAATACCGGCAATTGCTTTCGCATCCGCTGTTCCGTCACCCCACAACAAAGAATTCATGCCTTTTGCATAGCCTTCCATCATGTCCTCGAGCTTGTCCTGGAGCAAATTGGCCAGGGCTGTTTGGTCACGACCGGAATGGTTAGTTACGCTTGCGCCGTTGATTGAATCGACAACGGAAATGCCGTCGTTTTTCAATTCAGTCAAAGTAACGCTGATACCAGCGTGGTGCTCGCGCCAGTTAAAGTTGACACGTTTAATGTTGGCGGGATTGGCATAAGTCACGCTATCGTTGTGGGTGTAACCCGCAACAGAAGTCGTGTAAACGCCTTTAACGCCTATGGAAACCTGACCTTTACCACCAGGGAAAGTTTTAGCTTTCGCATCTAGTGCTGCAAGCAGGGGCTTGTCTTGAATCGTGCTCGAATAGACGTTACCTTTGTCGATAAAATAATCGAGTGCGGCATTGGCGATATTCGAGAGTTCTGCGGCTGAAAATGCCATTTTAGTTACCTCTCAAAAAGAATGTTGATTGATTTCATGCCCTTTGAGCCAAAGTGTTTTGAATTACATCCAATAACGATTTAGGCTCGGGTAAGGGCGTACCACTTACTTTTCCGCCGACCGCTGTTCTCATAGGTTGTTTTACGCCACGCACCGATCTCAACCGATCAGAAACTGTTTGGTATGCGTTTTGCGCATACTGCAAAGCCTCATCGGAATTTCTCGGGCGACCCCTCTCGGCGACAAGAGCGCGAACACGATCGTCAATCATCTCGGCTTTGAGTTCGTAATCAGGATCACTTTCACGCACAGAATCTTCCCAGGCCGTGACAGTTTGGGCCATCGAGTTGATATGACTCGATTGCTGCTGCTGCCTAAAGCGCTGGTTTTCTTCGTGTGTAATCGCAGCTTGGCGCTGGGCCTTGAATTGCTCACGCCACAAATCTTGAGCGGTGTCCTGGTCGATATAGCCCTGTTCGACTTTTTCTGCCAGGCGGTCCGGCAAACGATGACCGGACGCAAGCGCCAGGTTGTCCGTTAGCTTTTTAAGTTCCTCATACGCTTTGGCTGGATCGCCAACCTTCATCATGGCCATGAGTTGAAAACCTTGAGCCACCTCTTCGGCGGTCAATTGGTTCTTGTCCATGAAATCCGTGATTTGGTCGTATTGAGTAGCTCGCCCTCTTAATTCGTTGCGATCGCGTATCAATTGCTTGAAGCGCGGGTGCTTATGAAACGGCGTATCAGAGTAGTCATCTTCAGACTTATCGCCCTCAGAATTCTCATCATCAGCGTCGCTCCCATCCGTTACATCCCCATCATTGGTTGGCGAAACCAGTTTTGAGCCGTCGGTATCTTCCTCTTCAGCTGTCTTTTCAACAGCGTCGCGGACTACCGCCAGCAAGCCTTCATCATCGCCATGCGCGTCGGACGAACTCGCCTCGACCTGGCCTTCATTGGCCTGGTCGTTAACGTCCATTTCACCAGCGGACGAAACCGGTAATTCAAGTTGCTGTTGGTCAGCCATTAAACGTCCCTCCTAAATCGTATTGTGCCGACATTTTGTCTGATATACAACATTTATCATACAAGTCGATCAAAAAAAACTACACCGCATTACCGCCCATTGGGGGCAAAGAGCCACCAGCGGGTTTTGGCATTGCAGCCACGTTATTGCCACCTTGAGCGCCTTGCATTCCAGGATTAGCGACATTGGACATTTGGCCCATTGCTGCTTCTGCGTTTTTAACCGCATTCATGGAAACAATCGACGGGACGTTCTCGGCCATTGCAGAATCAACGTCCAATTTGTCATCCAGGCGCTTGAGCACTTCTTTGGCAACCCACTTCGGATCAATGCCTGGGAGCTGGAGTAGGTACGGCAGCATGCGCTCAATGTTGCGCAGCTCGGCAGCCTGGTTAGGTTTGCCAGTTGAGCCAGCCTCAATCTCCAGGAATATCTCTTCTTGGACTTGCTCGTTAGTTAGCTCGGGCCATACGGCCCCTTGGCCAACGATCTTTTTAACCTGGTCGGTTGACATTTCGGTGAGCAAAACTTGTCCGCTGGCACGGGTAATCTCCGACATAAAGCTGTCTAGCTCGTCAATCTGAGCGCCCATTGCCGACATACGGCTGCTCTCAGCAATACTGGTTTCCGTGGCCGTGGCGTTAGACAAGCCACCAAAGGTAGCCTCTTGAGCGCCGACCACCAGCTGCACATCGTCAAAAATGGTTTTGACTTCGTACAAATTGGGGTCAATTCCGATCATGCGGACCGGCTGGATTAGGTCATCAACCTTCTCGCCAGCTGCCATGCCTTGAATCTCAATCACGGCATTCGCCGGATGGCTCTTGAGCTTGTCTTTGTCCTCTTCTTCCAGGCGGCCAGCTGGGGCAACGTACTTAGGACGATTGGCCCGGCGGTGCTCACGCAATCCCTGACGGGCGCGGTTGTATTCCGCTTGCATAGGGGCAATGAGCTGCACATCGCTTGGCGGGTAAATCTCGTCCTTGTGTTCCACCTCGTTAAACACCAGGGCGTAGATCGGCCAAAAGGTATCGACCTTGATTTTGGGAGCGCAAGGCTCTTCCAGGAAGTCCTTATACCCTTCGGCTGCGACATACACCAAGCCGCTGGGCTTGTCGTACACCTCATACACACAAACCAGCCCTTTTTGGGCATCTTCGCTGCCGTTTTGCATGAGCGTACCCATTGGCATGGTTGCGCCGTCTTGCTTGCGACCCTTGGTGTCATAAGGCGTGTATTTGCCCTTGATGTCCACGTTGTAAATCTCGCTTACCTCATCCGGGGTGAGATACATTTCATGCGCTACCCAGCGGCAGCCCACAAAGCCGCGCAGCTGGCGGCACATTGGGTCCACGATGATGGCATTGGCCTCGGGGAAATCAAACAGCAAGCCTTCGCGCAAAATCATCTCCGGCTCGCACATCAATGCTTTGAGAGAAAGCATTAACTCTTCCATCTCCGGGTCATCTATCTGCACATCGCCCTTTACAGCCTCTTTGGCAATGCGGCGCATGTGGTCTATCTGAGCGGTGATGTCGTTGATCTTGGCTGAGACTTCCGGGCGACGCTCCATCTCACGCTGAAAGCCGATTTTGACAAAGCCAGCGCTGGTTGTAATCACCCGGCGCACCAGGGCTTTCATCTGCCCCTTAAAGTTCGGCTGGGCCTCTTGCATAAAGTAGGTAAACAAAGCCTCCAGGGTCTGAGCTACCCGGTCAATCTTGCGACGACGCTCTGTGACTTGTTCGTACTCGGCAATTAGCAGCTCAACTTGTGGCGGCACTTCCATTTGATAGGTCATGGCTTTAAGTCGAGCCTCATAGGCTTGTTTTAGCAGTTCGGCATCGCCGGACCAAAACTGAAAATCCAATCGGTTGCGGCGTTTGGCCACACACTTGGGATTTTTAGCGTAAAGCGCTGCGGTGCGCTGCTGCACATGGCGGTTGACCAAGTTCGCTGTATAGCGCATGCCGTCCCACTCGCGATCGTCATAGCCTTTTAAGGCCAAATCCATATCGCGAGTCATTTGCTCAAAGCGCTTTTTGTAGTGCTGCTTTGCGTTATTCACTCGGGCAAGCACATCCTTGACCAGCTGCTGTCGGCGTAAAGACGGGTCCTTTTTTTCTTCTTCTCCGCCGTCTTCCACAATTGTCATCATGTCCATTTAAAACCCTCCTGATGCGCGTACTCAGCGCTGTTCTCTATCACGAAATTTACTGTCCCATTTCACCCAGGCAAGAGTGCCGGTGTTGGGGCGATCTTTTTTAACTGGCTCGACTGTTTTTGGACCGGATTGACGAGCCAAGCCCATACCGATCCAGGCCAAAGTGTCCACAAAGTCGTCATGCCTGGCGTTGGGAAACTTCATCAACTCATCAAAGGCAT